GTTTGGCTTCTATCCACTCGGTAACACGAGCAACTTGAGGGTCCGCTAATAACCACTCAGGAGTTACATATTCCTTTCCGTGTACTACTCCTGCTACTTCGTAGCCTGTTTCATCGATAAAACCTAAGCCCTTGGTATAACCGCCCCTTGCATAGCTTGGTGGCTGTTGTGCTGCTACAATTCCCAATTGTACTGCACCTATTGCGCCTATAATAGCGGCAAGTGGTGTACCTGCAAAGGGTCCTGCATCCGAATAGGCACGCATTACTGCCATAGCGGTGTTGGCAATGATGTTGAGCATATTAGCTGCTTTTTGGGCTTTAAACTGTTTGAGGGCAAGTTCCTTTTTCTTGCTTTCAGCTTCCTCATCTAAGCGTTGCACTTCCTTCTGATATTGCGCTTGTGAAATATACCCTTGGTTGAGTTGGTCGAGTAGGGCTTGCTTTTTCTTTTGCTGATTAGCCGTATATTTAGAAAGCTCTCGGGCATTGAGGTTTTCCTGCAATTGAGAAAACATACTAAAAGCATTGTTCATTGCTCCTATGCCCATTTCTACGGCTCGAAAGCGTGCGTGAACGTTATCGAGGTTGGTAAAAACATTTTCCCATTCTTTGGCACTATACCCCAGTACATCTACCCTTTCGAGTTCCGAGCCTGCTTGTGGATCTTCTGCTGTAGGATTTTTTAAACCATCGATTTGCTTTTTTATCTTAGTCATCTGCTCTTCCACCTTCTGAATATCTTCTATAAGCTTGTCTTTAGCTTCACCGGTAACGGTTTGGAGGTAATCCATCAGAAGTTTTTTCTGAGCTTCAAAACTGGCAAGGCTTTCTTTGAGAATCTCTTCATCGGCTTTACGGCGGAGGGCTTTTTTAGCCTCTTCCAAGGTTTGGATACGCGAGAGTTCTTTATCAGAAATCTGACCACGTAGTGCTTCCTTAGCAGTATCCAAATCCTGAATAAGCAGAAGTTCCTCCGCTTTTTCGCGCTTTTTGACGGCGAGGCAGTCGTTCATCTCTTTGAGGGTGCGTTCTACCTCTTTGGCACTGTACTTTTCGCGTACTTGGGCAAGCTCAGCTTGTTCTTGCTTGGTGTACTCAACGGCTATTTGTTTGTTGAGTTCTTGCAGTTTACGTTTTTCCTGAATAGTCTTCAGCAAATTCGGGTCATTATTTCCTTTTGCTTCAGCTTTTAGGTTCTGAATATCCTGTTCTAAGTCCGCATTTTCTTGTTGTAGTTTGAAACGTTTATCATTGTACTTTTGCTCGGTAATAGCAAGCTGCTTATCAAGACTTTCCTCCAAGCCTTGTGTGATTTCTTTTTGGAGTTCCTGCTCGGCAGCAAGGCGTGCTTTGTTAGCATTGCGATAGTCGTCGGCGTAGTCTTTATCTTTTGTTTTTGAGTTTGTGGTATCAGTAGGAGTAATAGGAGTTACATTGTCATCGCTTACCACTACACCTTTTTTAGCATTTTCTTCTTGTTGTTTTATGAGTAAATCGGTAGCTATTTTTAGCTCTTCGCCTGCTTTCTTAACATTTTTAATCTTATTCTTATTGGCAGTAGCCAAATCATCAGCCATTGAGCCTATGGGGTTACCTATGTTTTTAACAGCATTCCACGTACGTTCATACCAAGCGATGTTTTCTTCCAAAGAAGAGTATTCAGCTTTTGCAAGAGCTTCAGCTTTTTGGTCTACAAGTGCTTTGAGATATTTTTCACGCGCAGCCGCTTTGATACTCTCAATATATCTATCAAGAGCTTGTTTGGCTTTGTCAGTATTAGCAGTTTCTACAGTAAGCTGTTTGTTATACTCAGGAACAAGTCGGTTAAGTTCATCTACTGCTTTCTTACGTTCATTATAACTCTTATTGGTATCGTTAGCTGTTTTAAACAACTGTCGCAAATGGTGTTCTTGTGCCGCGGTTTGTACATTAGCTTCTTTGATAGCGTCATTCTGTATTTTGAGCTGTAGGTTTACTTCTTTCTGCTTGTTGGAGAAGAGTACAAGAGCTGTTACCACTGCTGTGATAGCTCCTAATAGTAATCCCCAAGGGTTCATCTTAGTGACAAGGTTGAAAGTACGCATTGCAGCAGTAGCCCTAATTGTGTTGCCTGTAAGGGTCGCCTTAGCGGCTGAAAGCAATAATATAGTACCTTTCCATATTGCGGTAGTAGCATTAGCTACTTTCATAGCAGCATTGTACAATATTGTTTGTTTCCAAGCGGCTTTAGTGGCAATAGAAGAAAGATATACAGCGGCGCGGTAGCTTATAAAGGCAGTGGTACATACCACTATGGCTTTCATTAAGAAGGCAATTCGTTCACGAAACACTTTCACGCCGTCACCTGCTTGAGAGGTTACGCCTGTAAACCAACCGAGCAACTTTATAAAACCGCCAAACCATTGGCTCATAGTGTCGGAGGTAAAAGTTTCGGCAAATACTTTTTTGATTTTGTCCCAAATAGCTGCTGTATTTTCGTTTACTTTGTTGAACTCGTTCTGTATAGAAGTACTCTCTTGCATAGCTGTACCCGATAGGTTCATCAGCTGACGAAAGCGGTCAGCATTATTTCCTGCTGTACCTAATGTTTTCTGTATTTCTTGAGTGTTGAGTTTGAGGCTCTTCAACACTCCTGCCGTTTGCTCAGCATTGAGTCCTTTTATACTTTCAGAAAAGCGAAGGAAGAACTCTTCAGGACGAGTGTTGAAGAGTTCGGATGCTTCTTTCTTGGTGAGTTTCATCTGACGTGCAAAGGCATCAAGATTGTTCCCCGCTACGCTCATAAATCGGGAATACCCACTTGCACCAATCTCTGCATCAATACCGCTTTCTTCAAAAGCAGCACCAAGTCCTAAGGTTTTATCAATAGTGGGCTTAAGTGTGGCGGGTAGTGCCCCTATGCGAGTGGCAAATTCAGCGATGTTTTGTTCACTACTGGTACCATTGGCACCCAACTCGTTGAGGGCAGAGCCTATGGCGTTGAGTGCCTCACCATAGTTTTGGTTACGAGTTTCTTCAAAGAGATTTTTGAGCTTACCTACCTTGGTAGTCACCTCTTCTAACCCCCCTTGAAAGGAGTCACCTAAGGCAACATATATTTTATCAATTTCGGTAGTAAACTCACGTAGCTGGTCTTTATCAGTAATGCCAAGTCGTCCGCCTATTTGGGCAATGTTCAGCAATTCCTGCTTGGAAGTTCGGGTATTGAGATTGTCGAACTCATTCCACAGCTCACGCACCTGCTCAGAGGCGAGTCCTGAAGTTTTCTCTACGCCCGTCATCAGGTCGGATATCTTAATGAGCTCATCAGTAGCATTGCGAGCTTTACCGATAAAACCCTCGAAAAGAGAGGTGGCAATATTAGCTTTGAAAACGCCTTGGAAAATACTACCTAAAGAAGTTGTTTTCTTGTGTATTTCATCCATTTTTTCAGGCACTTTTCCAATACTTTCCTGCAATTCTTGAACAGGTTCGAGGCTTTGTTCTATAGACTTCTTTACATTGTCTACTTCGCTTTTTATCTCATTGAAACGCCGTTGTGCGTTGCGTAGTTCCTCTACTTTCTTTTGAAATTCTTCAGTACCAGGAGTAAGGTTACTGAGTTCTCTTGAAAGTTTCCCTACCTCTTTTTTGAGTCCTGAAAAAGTATCTTCTATTTGTTTTCCATTGATGACAATAGTAAGGGAAGCAGTTGCATTTTTAGCCATATCACTTTATTTTGAATATATATATATGGCAAAGGTAATGAGATGCAAGTAAAAAGAAAAGGACAGTTTTAAGGGTACAAAATCATTGCCAAACCCCAAATAAGGGCAAGCAAAATAAACCAAATAAGGCAACCTGAAAACAAACTACCTATAGCTTTCAATGCTTGTATAAAAAGATTATTATTCATAATATGAAAAATAAAAAAACCGTGAATAGGGGCTGTTCAAACAAAGAGCTATGCTTTTGTTGTATAGTATTACGACTATACGACCCCTTCACGGATTATATTGTTGAAAAATATGTGACTGCTATATACAATTATAGCTCTCAGTTTGAACGCTACAAAAGTACAAATAATAAAAATAACATACAAATATTTTGAAAGTTATTTTTATCACTATTTCATAAGTGTTTGATTTCTAATGTATTTTTATTGTCATATAATATTACTAATTTACTATCGTTTGTTGCCCATTAGGGTTCTTATCCAAGGTGGTGAGGTTGATATTGGGGAAGTTGCCGTATAGGGTTTCGTCCCAACCGTTCCAATCACGAATTCGCTCAAATACTTCGAGAGTACGCAATCGCTTCACAGGCATACGGGTAGAGAGAATGGTGTACGCCTCGCGCTTATCGGATCCCGAACCGGATAGGTTCTTTCCCCCAGGTATACCTGCCCCCAATAAACAAGGGTCTACACCCATAGGGAAGAGGATTTCGGAGTTTCCAGCGCTGGCATCGGGCAAGAAATTACCATCCTTAATCTTATCGTCTATCGGGATAACCTCTATACCTTTGATGAGGTTGTTATTCTGGTCTCGGAAATAAGGCGACACGAACGACCGCCCTGCTGATTGATTACCACTCATATGCTCATCAATTGCCTTGATAGTCTCTTGGCGTGCAGCTTCGCGTTTTTCCTGTGGCATCTCCTGCCATTCTTCACGTCCAAATTTGTGAAGGAAAAAGTCATCGGCGATGTATATTACATACTTGAGGTTGAGTTGATTCTCAAACATATACTTTTTAAATGCAGGTACTGAAAGTACCACATCTACCCAACCGTTGTAGAAGGAGCTATGCCATTTTACCTTAGGGTAATTCTTCTCGGTAGTAAGAGGACGCATTACGGGTACGATAAACTTTGTGATTTTCTTCTCCTTGCAATAGTCTTTGAGCGATTCAACATTGTGAATATCAGAGAAAAAAGGTACTTCTACGGTTAATTTCTCGTTTAAAGTATCATCCCAAGTAGTATTAATATACACTTTATTGACGAATCCATTTTTGTCAGGCACACTTAATCTGCAAAAAGGAGCTTGTTGACGTTTAATAGATACAATTTTGTCGCAGTTAGGAGAAAGGAGGTACTCTACGAAGGCAATACCGTAGGTTTCAAAGTCTTCAATGATTTCAGCCATAGCCACATCCCAACGGCAGTTTTTGAAGAACGTGTTAATCTCAGGGAAAGCTGTACGCAGGCGTTCTCGAGTAGTTACCCCACCTTCTGTTTCCAAATCTTGGTATAAACGAAACCCAAGTCCGTAATGAGCGGAGATAAGCACCTCCAATCCACCAATAGCTGCGCCTGTTTTGTTTAGTTTTTTAGTAAACTCCTGCGGGTATAAGTTGTTGTCGCCCCAAGAGGAATACTTATCGGTGTCGCTTGAGTTTTTTTGCGTTTTTGGGGTGGAAAGGCTTTGTTTATCAGAGCCAAAGATAACAGCCGTTTTGGAGGCTGAAAGCATATAAATATCTTTATCTATTTGTTTCATTGTTTTTATTTGTCAATTAGTAAATTACTTCTTTTCCATTGAATGCCACGATAAAAAGGATGCAGATTTTCTTAATCGTGCCGTTGTGTAGTTTGATATTACGGGTTTTATTCTCCCAGTGGTTGGGGTTCTTTTCAAAATCTTGCTTGTTGCGGGGTTGCTGCATAAGGGTTGCGCCCGTATAAGTACAGAGTTTGCCACCAAAGCGGTTTTGCTTGTTGTAGGTGCGTACCGTTATACTGAATGGCACGGGGTTCTTTCGCTCGTCGAGCTTGCGCATTTCGACGAGAGCGTCTTTTAAAAATATTTTTTTACTATTCACTTTTTGGCATTAATTATGGTAGGGCAAAGGTAAGAGGTAGGTATAAGATAGGAAAGGACAGGTGTAATTCTCACAAAATCAGATATAAATCATTGAAAGTGAAGAGTTAGGAGCGTGCAGGCGCGCTCTGGCACTCATTGAGCGAACGAAAACCCCAGCGCCACCTTACTTATTTTTACAATTTGAAAAATAGGATTTGGAGTGATATATGAACAGATGTCAGTCAAAGGGGGTAGGAGATAGAAAAGGGGCGCACTCGCTGGTGAGTGCGCCCCTTCGGGTGTTAAATTAAAGACAGTAATAATGCTTACTGTGTAATGGTACTTGCTGCACGACGGATTCGGTCGGCAATATCGTATAAAGCTCCTTGTAGTTGTTGTTTCTCAATATCGGTAAAACCTCCTTCTCCTCCATTACCGTCACGACCGTGAAGTTTATTGTATATCCACGATGAAGATTTGCCAAAATAATCTTGAGCTATTTGTCGCCAAGATACATCTATCATAATATCATCTAATTGTTGCATCATTGTGAGCTTCTTTTGTTTTGCTACTACTTCCATATTAAATCATTTTATTATTGTTAAGATAGAGCCCCCTAAGGGGCTCTTTTTAATCTCTATCTAATAGCCTCGCTAATAATTCATAGATATAGGCTAACAGATTTCTTGAACCATTGGGATAAGCTCTTTTGTAATTTCTAATCGCTTGGATAAGGTCCCATTCTTGTTCTGTGAGCTCTTGGCTCGTTGTCAATTCTTCTTGCATAATTACTTCATTTAATTTAACGATGCAAAGATACTGCGAATTTTCGTAGTATCCAAATTTTTTAGCAACTTTTTTTCATTTTTTTTTAAATTTTTCTCTTGAAGTATAATTCTTGGGAGGACAGGTTTTGAAGGTTATTACACTGTGGTAATAATAAAACTGTCGTGATAGCTGTTATCGAGCAGGTAGGCATATTTCCACCATAATAGATAGTCGAAACAGTCGGATAGGTGGGTAGCGTGCTCTTGTGGTATAGTGGTAGAACGTTCGCTGCTCTTGTCCTTCTCAAAGGCGTCTTCTTTCTGTTTGACAGCGGCGTTTTCCATAGAGACAATGAGGTTGGGGCAGTTGTCTTCATTGATGCGGACAAAGGGCAGGGCGCGGTTGTTTTCCTCTAATATCTCGTTGATAAGGCGGAATTTGAGAATATGGTTTGGGTTATTACTGTTAGGAGTCTTGTTATACACCTGCCAGCCTGCTGTACGTAGCATATACTCCACATCTTGGGCAAGGGTGGTCTTACTGTTAGCCTCACTTTTAAATCCCGAACGGTCGTGGTATAGGAATATCTTATTGCAAGTAGCGCGGTGGGGTTCGTAATAGTCTATGATTTTCTTTATCAAATCTGAAAGTTTGAGAGGATTTTTGACAAAGAAGTCTTTCAGTATTGTTATAGTGTTGGCTACCTTGCTCCATTGGGCTACAATACCACAGTTGATACGCCCACCAAAGTCGAGCGAGAGTTCGAGGGGTACTCCTCTTACTAAATCGTTGTCGTAGGTGCAGGAGGGGGTGAAGCTCTGCGAGAAGTCTTGCAGGGCGGTAGTGTTGTACTGGTACTTGTAATAATGCTTGTCAGCGCTGAGTTTGGCATAGAAGCCATCTGTTACTTTACCAGGGCGTTTGTTTAGAATTTCGGCATTGAAGAGTAAATCACTTACGCGTTGCTCGAACATCTCTTGTATCCATCCTGGTTTAAGGTTCTCCACATTCACATAGGCATTAGCTTTGATAAACTTGTATTCATTAGGCTTAGCTAATGCCAGCTTCTCGCGGGCGGTGAACCACTCACCTATTTTGGTAAGAGCAACAGAGGAGGTGAAAATAGTAGCATTCAGTAGGCTTGCTTTGTTAAACTCTATTTTCTTGGCGCGGTTGGTTGTGAGTACATTGTTAAATAAGCGGTCGTATTCTAAGAGAGCTGCCTCGTCACCAATGACGATATAGGCGTTCAAACCTCGTCCACTGTTGGGGTCGTCTAAGGAGACGAGCACCAATATAAAGCCATTGGAGAAATGCACCACATTACTCCACGAGTTAGGAGCTTGGAAAGGCATTGCAAATCCGAGAGCCTTGCCATTACGTCCTACCACGTAGTCCACGTCTTCGTAAAACCCAAACATTTCGAGACCTTCCTTAGTAGACGGGAAGGTTCTGCTCTTTATCTGAACAAAGGTAGCTCCTACAAGCACCCCCGTAGCACGTGGCATTTGGCGAACAGCTTCCTTAACAAACCAACCGAGAATGGTACTCTTACCCGTACCGCGACCTGCCTCTATACAGATGTTCTTCACACCTGCATAGCGGTTAGCAGCAACGGCTGCCATCTGCATAGGATTAAGGAGAATTTCCTTTATTGGCTTAATCAGTGGCTTCATCGGTAGGTTCTTCAGATATATCTTCGTATTCGGCATCCGTAGCGGGAATATCGTTAAAGTCTACCACACCCGTAGCGAGTGCAGCGCGTAGCATCTTGGCACTCTTGCGACTCATTCGAATATGATACTCGTTGGCGGTAATCTTCTCGAAGTTAATTTCTTTCTCCTCTTTATCGAAGTTGAATAGGCGAGAATAAGAGTCTAACGCCTTGCGAGCTTGTTCTAAATTTCTATCTTTTAAAGCCATAAGATACAGTTGCCAATAACTATCTGCTAATATAGCACGCTCGGCATTAATATCCGATTTATCAAGCTCGCCAAATATCTGCATTGCCCAAGAATAGTCGCGGTAAGCGGTAGCTTGGCTTACGTTCATCTCTCTAATATGTATCTGTATTGCTTGGTGCTTAGAGTACTTGTTTGTGAGTCGTAAGCCGTGTATATGACGGAGACGTACCTTGATTGCCTCTTCGGCTGGGACAAGTTGAAAGTTCTCGTCGATATACGAAGCGGATATACGCTGGTAAGTGCTATCTTTGCTAAACTTAGTAATTTCCATAGGTAAGAGTTAGAAATAGAGTCCGCTTTTGAGTTTCTCCACTTGTCGGGCAGCGTTTGAAGGGACATAGCAAGCTATAGCTTCTTTTTCAAGCAACTGCTTGAGCTGTGCCAGCTCGTGACGAGCGAGTTGTTGCAGGCGTTGGGCAACGGCATATACTTCGGCAGCATTTAGTATCTTGCTCTTTTGCCAAGGCAACTCCTCCCACTGCTGAATGATAGCGGTAGTGGTGAACGAGAAGCTATGAACTTGGGCGGCTTCGGCTATGGTAAAGAACACTGTGGTACGCTGTAGTTTTTCCCATATAGTGGGATAATTGCGCAAATCATTAGGGGTGCAAGTGCTGAGCTGGGGAGCCAACATACTCTCCCATACCCATTGTATTATTGGCTGTAATTTGGTGAATACCTCCCACGAGCTGTTTAAACTATAATATTTTTCAAAATCATTCACGGTACTAATGATACCGTTAGAACGCTGTAGTTTACCTTCTGTGATAAGTAGCTCTATACAGTTGTTTAAGGCGCGGTCGCCCATCGCAATAGACGAAAGCCCCAAATCGCGCAAATCCCACCAAGGCGACTTTTCCATCTTATCATCTGTGTAGTAGTTGCCACCCGTGTTGGATAAGTTTACCTTGAGGAAAGGAATAGCATAAGCAATGGCATAATTAGCAACAGCTTTCTTTAGAAGTTCTAATGTATCACCGCTTGCCTCACTAACTATTGTTTTAGAAACGTACGGATATACTTTTACGCGGAGCGCCTCCTCGATATAGGTTTTGAGCAGCTCGAAGTCTAAACGGTTAGAAACGTTAGTATATTGCTTGATTTCTTGGATATTGGTGAACATAGGTTTAGGAGTTAGTCGTTAGACGATAGTTGAAAT